GCAATCCCAATAACCAAGACAATGAAAAGTTCTCAGGACTATTAAAGTATTGTATTGATCACGGACACTGGAGCGTCTTTGAGCAAGCGTTTATGACCGTTGAGATCAATACTACCAGAGGACTTGCTGCACAGATCCTAAGGCATCGTTCATTCACCTTCCAGGAGTTCTCACAGCGGTATGCTGATGCTTCTATGTTGGATGAGAATATACCTGTTCCTGAATTGCGTAGACAGGACACAAAGAATCGTCAGAATTCTACAGATGATTTGGATCCTAAACTTGTACATGATTATGAAATAGGAATTCAAAAGCATTTTGAGAATGCCATGTGGTTGTATAAAGATATGTTAGAGAATGGAGTTGCTAAAGAGTGTGCTCGATTTGTATTACCTCTTGCTACTCCTACCCGACTTTATATGACGGGTTCAGTGAGATCATGGGCCCATTATATTGATTTGCGTTCTGCTCATGGTACACAGAAAGAACATATGGATGTAGCAGAAGCAATTCGTTGTATCTTTATTTGTCAGTTCCCAACTGTTGCTGAAGCACTGGGATGGGAACTCCAGGAGGAATGTCCTGAGTGTGATGATGCTCCTTCAATCCTTATTGAATAAATACCTTTACCTATTATAGATAAAATGCCTACATATCCAGTGAAACATAAAGAGACTGGAGAGATTAAAGAACTCTCTATGACCATGAAAGAATATTGTGAATGGAAAGATGAGAATCCTGATTGGGATAAAGATTGGTCCAAGGGTGTTGCTGGAGTTGGAGAAGTTGGTGAGATGCATATGAAAGGAGAAGCAAATTCCAGTGGATGGAATGAAATCCTAGATAGAGCATCCAGACAACCTGGTTCCACTGTTCGTAAAAACCGAGACTATAGTTAAGCATGCCTAGAAAAAAAAGTTCAGCAACTGAAGCGATCGGAGTAGGTTTTACAGCTAAACAAATGAGACGGAAAAAACCAATTAATTCTGATTTTTTGGTTGATATTGAACCATTAACTAAGAATCAGGAGAAATTCTTTACCGAATATGATGCCGGTAAGAATTTATTTGCGTATGGTTGTGCTGGCACAGGTAAAACTTTTATTGCCCTGTATAAGGCATTAAAAGAAGTTCTTGATGCCGATTCTGTATATGAAAGAATCTATATGGTAAGATCTTTAGTATCTACTAGGGAGATTGGATTTCTTCCTGGAGATCATGAAGACAAGTCATATCTTTACCAGATACCTTACAAAAAAATGGTAAAGTATATGTTTGAGATGCCTACAGATGCAGACTTTGAAATGTTGTACGGCAATTTGAAGACGCAAGATACTTTAGACTTTTGGAGCACCTCATTCATAAGAGGTACAACATTTGATAGTGCTATTATTATAGTTGATGAATGTCAAAACTTGAACTTTCATGAACTTGATAGTATAATAACTCGTGTAGGTGAAAACTCTAAGATCATCTTCTGTGGAGATGGTGTGCAAAGTGATTTAACTAAAACATCAGAGAGGGAAGGTCTTCATACATTCATTGAAATCATTAACAAAATGCCTTCATTTTCGTTAGTTGAATTTGATATTGATGACATCGTTCGATCTGGTTTGGTTAAAGAATACATTATGGCTAAGAACTTTTTAGGTATGGTATGACGTTTAATCATTGTAATTACTTGGGTGATATTGAACTTGAGAAAAAAGAAATAGATGGGGTTCGTTTCTATAACTTACCTGACGGACAATGGGTTCCGTCTATTACTTCTGTAACTTCTCATTATAATCGTCAGATTTTTATTAATTGGCGTAAACGAGTTGGTATTGAAGAAGCAAATAGAATTACAAAGAAGGCTACTACCAGAGGTACAGATTTTCACTTAATCTGTCAGGATTATTTGGAGAACAAAGAAATTGATCCAGATAATTACATGCCAGGTTCAGTTTTTATGTTCCATTCGGTTAAAAAAATACTTGATAACATAAATAGTATTCACGCTATTGAGAGAACACTATATTCAGAGTACTTAGGACTTGCTGGAAGAGTTGACTGTATTGCTGAGTATGAAGGTGGACTTGCTATAATAGATTTTAAGACTTCAACAAAAATTAAACCTGAAGAATGGATTGAACAATATTTTGTTCAGGAAACCGCGTATGCCTGCATGTATTATGAAATGACTGGCATTCCTGTGCAGAAACTTATTACTATCATGGTAACACCTGACGGTGAACATCATGTGTTTGATAAGAGGAATAAAAGTGATTACATCAAACTCTTAGTCAAGTATATTAAGGAGTTTGTAAACGATAAGGTAGGAGACAATGCCAAAACTTAAAGAAGTACTTGAAGAGAAATTTATGTGTCAGTCGAGATTTTCGAGTGCTATTGAGAAACTCGTATGCGAACATAAAGAAATGAATTACATTGATGCTATTATTTTCTTCTGTGATCAAAATAATATTGATGTAGAATCAGTATCTAAACTGATATCAAAACCATTAAAAGAGAAACTTAAATTTGAAGCTATTGAACTTAATTTCTTAAAGAAAACTAGTTACGCAAAATTACCTCTATGATTTAATAATGTCTCCCTTTGAATGTTATAAAACTTATTTGTCATTAAAGAGTCATTTCACAAGAGAAAAATACAATTACCATAAGTATGGTGGTAAATCTAGAGCATCTCTTCAATCTTTTTATAAAAGAAAGGATAGATATTTCTTTGAGAAGATGTCTAGGAAACTGGCTGATAAAGAGATTGAAAATTTCTTCTTAGCTAACTTTGTGTCTTGTTCTGATCCACAGTCATTATGGATTGGTGAAATTGTAAAGACTGGTCAGTCACATTACTTAGAATGGCAGAAGAAGGTTCAATCATTGTCTTATATTTTTAAAGAAGATGTTAATATTTTATTTGATGATAAGAAAGTAGATGAAGTGTTTGATTGTTCTAGTGGGCATCCTCCAGTATTAAAAAGTTACTTGGGTGGGTTTGTAAGCTTGGAAAGTTTGGTAATATGTAATAGAATATTTGGGTACGTTAAAAACTTTGATAAACAATTGGAAGATCCCGTGTGGAAAACCGTAAGTATGAGAATTAAGAAGTATGAACCATTTCTAAATATTGATGTATTTCGTTATAAAAAAACACTAAAGGAAGTAGTACTAGAATGACATTTTTTGAATCAGATATAGTAAGAAAAGAGATGACGGAAATTGCTGAACTTCAACAGGAAGTTTTGGGCCGTGTCTTTAATTTTGAACGATTACCACCAGAAGAACAACGGCGACATGTTGATATAATGGAACAACTTCTGGAAAAACAAAGAGTTATGTACACTCGGATGAGTTTATCCGATGATCCTGAGGCGTTAGCTATGAAAGAAGAAATTCTTAAAGGTTGTGAAGTGATGGGTCTACCACCAAACATGGACCTTAATACATTTTTTTCTGGTATGACAAGAATGTTGGATCAATTACGGGCACAAATAAAGTCTTGACTTTGATTCAATAATACTCTATAATTTAAAAATACAAACCAAATACAACTAATACGGAGAATATGTATGTCGTTTGCTAATCTTAAAAAGCAATCTAAACTTGGCTCTCTTACCGCTAAACTGGTAAAGGAAGTCGAAAAACTGAATACTAATGATGGCGGAGTTGATGATCGAATTTGGAAACCAGAACTAGATAAATCTGGCAATGGTTATGCTGTTGTTCGATTCCTTCCTGCTCCTGATGGAGAAGATATTCCTTGGGTTAAACTCTGGAGTCATGCCTTTCAGGGCCCTGGTGGATGGTATATTGAAAACTCCCTGACTACATTGAATCAAAAAGATCCTGTTTCAGAACACAACCGTGAACTCTGGAACAGTGGTAATGATTCCGATAAAGATATTGTTCGTAGACAGAAACGTAAACTGTCTTACTATGCAAATATCTACGTTGTAAAAGATCCTACTCGCCCAGAAAATGAAGGACAAGTGTTCCTTTATAAGTTTGGTAAGAAGATCTTTGATAAGATCATGGAAGCAATGCAACCAGAGTTTGAGGATGAAACACCAATCAATCCTTTTGACTTCTGGCAAGGTGCAAACTTCAAATTGAAGATCGTTAAGAAGGATGGATTCTGGAACTATGACAAGTCAGAGTTCAGTGCAGTTTCACCACTTCTTGAAGATGATGACGCACTAGAAACATTATGGAAGAAGGAATATTCCTTGACTGAGATGGTTGATAACACCAAGTTTAAATCTTATGATGCTCTGAAGAAACGTCTTGATCTTGTCCTAGGAGCGAAGAAGTCTGCTCCTGTTATTGATGAAGAAGTAACCAATGAGGATGAAGATAGAACACCTCGTCCATCAGTAACTGCTGCTTCAGTAGGTACTGATGAGGATTCGGATGATGCTTTGAGTTACTTCCAAAAACTGGCGGAGAGTTAATCTCTGTCGAAATTCAGCTTTTATTTCTAAAATAAGCGCTAAAAAAATCCTGGCCATTTTTCGGTGGCCAGGATTTTCTTTATGAAGTTAAACGTATATTGTCTGCTCGTTTTAATTTTTTATTAATATATTGTGTGCCTAGTCCATATTGCATTATACGATCAATATCATCTTCTATGACTGGTATGTATAGGGGATTAATGATGTTGATTTCTCTTTTTGCGTTATTTTTATCTTCTTCCCATGATTTAAATGTTACCTCATCTGTAATACTTGTAGCAATTGTTTCTTCTCCTCTACCAGCGTCATAGTAAGTAAGACTATAATCACTATCAACAATTTTACCAGCTGGTAAGACGGTACGACCTATACCATCTTTGATTTGTGTAGTAACGTAATGTCTTACTTTGTTTGCATTTTCAATTGATCCATATTTGTCTATTAGGAAACTTTCGAAAGGTCTTTGAGCTAAAGGCCATTGATCCCATATATTTGTAATATTATTTGCTACAAGAATTACCCAATCGTAAGTTGGATCTTCATAGAGTTCTTCAGCGACATTATCAGGTCTCATGTCTCCTTTGATAATATACTTATCAAAGACCCACATATTTTCGTTTATATCGTCTCTAAGACGAGGTTTTCTAAACAAGTTTTTGGATCGAACAAAGTCTAAATTAGTCCTATCGGAAAATCTAGAGACATATTCGAATTCTGGTAATTTTCGGAAATAATTTGACATTGTTAGAATCCTATGTGGTCTTCGCCAAATTGATCATAATCACTATCGTATACTGGTTCGATTTCTGTAAATGATAGTCCTAGGTCATAAGCTACCATACTCCCATTTTCGTATGTCATGTAACTGCCATCAGGAGCATAATCTACAGTGAAATTCACTAATGATGCCATCTTAAATTTATTCATGAATGGATGGTCTCCAGCAACCTCACCTCCTTCACCCGTCTTCTTTGTACTATGTTGGTATTGTATTTTGAAGACGTTGGGACTTTGTAGGAAAAGTGCATTTTGGGTAGCCTTTACAGACATCCCTTGTTTAAAGAATCGAATAATTTTTTGACAAAGCTTTGTTTCTGGTTCATTTCTTGGTGATAATCTGATACTGAAGGAAAAATTTCTCAATTCTGGACCATTAAACAATAATTCCAAATTTGGGTTAATGACAGCACCTGTACCTCTAGTTAAAAGTCTACCTCCACCCACAATCTTTTGAGCAATAGCAGCTGTAAGTGTTGCCTTAAGTTCTTCTTTATTCTGACCTGTGGCATCCACCATAGCATCAAGTTGTCTACCTAATGCGGTTCCAATGTCCCCTCCAGATTTCATAATATCAGTTAAAGCTGCTGCACCAAATGCTTGGAAAGCATTTAAACTATTCGGACCCCAACCTACTTTATCTACGGATTTAAGAGATCCTTGAATTGGTACACTTACAGAACCAAGTATATCTTTTGGTCTATATCTCTCTGTTGATCTTCCTATATCAAAACTGCCTGCTCCGCTTGTGGCCATATTG